TTTCAGTATAAAGTGAAAATAAATAATTCAAATCACTATTATGATTTTTATATTTCTGATTATAACATTATGATAGAGTTTAATGGTTTGCAACATTATAAACCCATTAAATTCTTTGGATGTCAAGAAGGTTTTAATTATCTTCAAGAACGTGATAAGATAAAAGAAAAATATTGTTTGGAAAATCAAATAAAATTACTTATCATTAGATATGATGATAATATAGAAGAAATATTAAATAAAACATTAAACGTATAACACCATGATAAAATTAACCAGTCTACTAAGGGAAGACCTAAAACAACCAGATACAGTCTACCACTTTACACTACCTAAGTATTTCGTAAATATGACAAAGACTAATACTATTAAAGCAGACCCTAAGTTTAAACAAATCTCATTTACTACAGACCCGGACTTATGGATATTTAGAGAATTTCCAAATGAAGATCAAGAGGTGGGGGTAAGGTTAACTTTTAACACCAAAGATTTACCGCCACTAACACCTTTTAAATACTCAGGAGCACCGGATGATGACTATGGTTATGAACAGGAATACGTTACAAAAGTCGGAAATTTAAGGCCGGCAAACCTACTTAACTTAGTTAAAGATATCACGGCTACTGAATACTATAGAGAATATTTACAGAAAAATTTACCTGAAGATATCTATAACCAAATTAAGTTTGTATAAAACATTAAACGTATAAAAATAAATTATAAATTATGATAACAACTTATGTAGATAGTACAACCTTAAACCCATATTATCATCCAATTATAAGTCCATATTGGCCAAATTGGCCTACCACTACAGATGAAACAACATTAATATTAAATTCAAATAACATGAGTAAAGTACAACAAACAAAAGTGGCAGTGTTTAAAGTAACACGCAATGAAGAGAATCAAATAACCGATACTGAGTTTCTAAAAGAAATGTGGGTACAAACTAAAGCAGGCACCTCAGTAGATTTTGAGGTAGCTCGAGATGAAGACTTAGTTGAATATAAAGCAGAAGATATAATAATTAAAACTATTACTTCATTAATCTTTTAACATGCCGTACGTTATTATAAAACATATCAAAATTAATGAATGTAATCTTCCTGTTATCATGTTAGATACAAATGATGAAGTATGGGAATTTAAAGACAAAGAACAAGCCGAACATATTGCTAATGTTTTAGCTCAAAACTCAACGTCAGGTAAAGAATACGAAGTTAAAAAAGTTTAGACATATTTATTAATATGAATAAACAATTACTTAAAGAGATTCTTAAACGTAGAGAAAAGTCTATACTGTTTTTTAACGCATCCTGGTGCCCGGCATGTACTGAGATATCTCCTATTGTAGAACAAATTAAACGTTTTAAACCTGAGTATAAGTTCTATAGTCTAGATACTGATAATGAAGGTATAAAAGAATTAGAAGAAATATTTGATGTAGACTATCTGCCATCTCTGGTTATTATCTCAGAGACAGGATATAAAGAATACTCAGGCGCTAGACAAATAAAAAAATTATTACAATAAAGTTTGTCTATGTAAATGAAGGATATTACATTATAAAAATATAAGTTATAAAAATATGGAATTATTAAAAAAATCAAACGGGAATTTACCCCGTACGGAACAAGAAGTAAATGAGATGATTGATAATGCTGCTTACTTTTATGGTAAGTTTTTACAGTCAGTAGGTTTTGATTATGAAGCAGACAGACAAACAGTTGATACTCCTATGCGGGTCGCTAAAGCTTGGCTTAAGGATCTAATCGTAGGTTCAATCACAGATGAACCTAACATTACAGTATTTCCAAATGATGAAGGATATAAAGGACTAGTTATCCAATCAGGTATCCCTATTGTTAGTATGTGCGCTCACCACAACTTAGCATTTACAGGATATGCTACTGTAGCTTACGTACCTGGTGAAAATGTAATTGGTTTAAGTAAGCTTAATCGTATTGTAGAGTGGTTTTCTCGTCGTCCACAAATGCAAGAATCATTAACTCAACAAATTCATGATTACATTTCAACTAAGATGTCCTGCCCATCAGTAGCAGTAAGTATTGCTTGTAAGCATACTTGTTGCAGTCATCGAGGAATCAAACATCCGTCTGTAATGACCACTAATAAATTTTCAGGGGTATTTATAGAAAAAGATAATTTAATTCGTGAAGAATTTTTACACGCCATTGAAGTCAATGGTACTAAATTGAAATAAAATGCAAGAAAAAGAAAGTAAAACAAACTGGCATTTTAGAATTAGTATCCTTAAATCAGTAATACGAATAGGAGCAGGATTAGCTTTAATGTATGGAGACTTATGGTATTTAAACGCTGCTGGGGGAATGTTAGTAGGAGCTGAAATATTAGGAATATTAGAAGAACTTTAAAAATAAAACACATGGTTACAATTTACGCACACAAGACAGATCCTAAAGCAGTTATACCTGAAGTATCATATGGAAATACTTCAGCATGCTTTGACATTACATGTACAAAAACAACAGTAGTACCAGCCAACAGTTGGGCAGTAGTACCAAATGGACTAAACCTAACTATTCCAGATAATCAAAATTACTGGATGCAAATTCAATTACGTTCTAGTAAAGGATTTAAGTATACTTTAATCCCTCACTACGGTACCGTAGATGCTGGTTATACAGGTGATTTAGGTATTAAGATTTACAATGTAGGTAAATTTGATGTTACAATTGAAGAAGGTGAACGTTATGCACAAATCGCTGTTATTAAAAAACCTAAATACGAGATAATTGAATTAAATGATACTGAATTTGAAGAATTAAAACAAAATCAACTTCGTGGTGATGGTGGATTTGGTTCAAGTGGAAAATAAAAACAAACAAAGGTTATGTATCAAAGTATTTACTACTCTTATAAGGGTGAGGATAAAGGAACATGCTATTTAAGGGACGATGTCAAAGGATGGTCGTCCTTTAAATATTATCCTACTGTCTATAAACTAGATCCTGATGGTGAGCATAAAACATTGTTTGGTGACTGCTGTTCACCTATTAGAGGTAAATTTGATTGGAATGACCCAACAATACTAGAAAAAGATATTCAAAAAGAATTAGCAGTACTAAGAGACTTGTATTACCAAGATGACTCAACTCCTGTATATCATAATATACTTTATCTTGATATTGAAATGGAGATATTAGGTACACTTACAGCTCAGTCTATTAGGGATGCTAACGCTAAAATTACTTCTATAGCTTTAATTGATGTTAATACAAATAAGAAATACTGTCTAATATTAGATGATAAACAAGCTATAAAACACGTAAACAAGGATAACAAGGAAATTATACCATGTTCTACAGAACAAGAACTACTCAGTAAATTCCTGGATTTATGGATTAATTTAGACCCAACAGTTGTAGTAGGATATAATAGTGATTTCTTTGATATACCTTATTTATATTTTCGAATTAAAAAAATATTAGGTGAAGATATTGTCTTATATTTATCCCCAATCAAGAAGATAAATGATAATCCATACTCACCAGAATCACCAATTACTTTAGGTGGTGTTAATAGTTTGGATTACATGATGTTAGTTAAGAAGTACATCATGAAAGAAGAACCATCTTATAAATTAGGTGAGATAGGAACTAAATATGCTAATTTAGGTAAGATAGAATATAATGGCTCACTAGATAAATTATTTAGAGATGACCCAGACAAGTTCATTGAGTATAACTTACGTGATGTTGAGATTATTGAGGCGTTAGAGAACAAATTACAGTTTATTAAATTAACTGTCCTGATATGTCATTTATGTCATGTACCATATGAGTCAATTTATTATAATACTGTATTAAACGAGGGTGCTATATTAACTTACCTTAAACGTAAAGGAGTAGTATCACCTAATAAACCCACTACTACTAATAAGTCTATTAAAGAACTTAATATAGGTGATGAAATACAACATCAACGAGGTACACCAACTATTGAAGGTACAATTACTTACATGGATGACAGGACTGGTAAATGCCAAATAAGAACTAAATCTAACATTCTAAAAGAACGTAGCTTAAAAACAATAAGAAAAAAAGACTCATATGCTGGTGGTTACCTCTTAGAACCAACTCCAGGCTTATACTCATATGTTAGTGATGCTGACTTTACTAGCCTATATCCAAGCATTATTAAGTCTCTTAACTTAGGTATTGAGACATTAATGGGGAGAGTAGTTACTAAAAACAATTATGAGCAGTACAACTCATTAGAACAACTTAAACAACTTGAACCTGATACTATCTTAGATATTGAAAAACTAGATAATAAGATATACAACTTAAAGAAAGGTAAGATTAAAGTTAAGGATCTGATTGAGATTATAGAAGAAAATAATTGGTCTATTTCAGCCAGTGGAGCGTTTTATAGGAATGATATTAAAAGTATCTCATGTGAGGTGCTGGAAGACTGGTTCAAACAAAGAGAACACTACCGTGAACTTAAGAAGAAAGCAGGTAAGAAAGAGGATTGGGAAAATTATAAGTTATATGATCTATACCAACTTGCATTTAAGATCTTGCAGAACGCGTTATATGGCACTTACGCAATTAATGGTTGGAGATATACAGATGGATACAAGATATGCTCTGCATCTATTACCAACTCAGGTCAACGATTAGTTAAGGCTAGTATTGATTTTATTAATACTAGATTAGAAAATCTCATAAATAATGGTAGAAAAGAATTTGTAGTGGCAAGTGATACGGACAGTGCATATATTGAATTAAAAGACCTACTCAATTTAAAATATCCTGATATTACAGATGAAGAAGGAAAAATTAGTAAACTAATTGAACTATCTCAAGAACTCATCATTGACACCAACCAAAATCTAGATAGTATATCTAAAAAAGTATTCAATATTCAGCGTAAACACTACTTTGAACTAAAACAAGAGGTAATTGTAAAGAAAGCATATTGGTCAGGTAAACGTAGATATGCTATGTGGATTGTAAATAAAGAAGGTGTTCCTATCCCTCCAGACCATAAAGATGCTCTGGATATGAAGGGTCTAGATATTATGAAATCTAATTTTCCTCCACTATTTAGAGAGTTTGGTGAGGAATTAATCAAGAAAATATTATTTGACATCCCTAAGTCAGAAATTGACAAGTACATACTTGATTTTAGAAAATCACTTGATACAATGTCTTGGAGAAAATTACTTAAACCTACTGGATTGAAGAAACTAGATGAATATATAGCTCAAAAACCATCAGCAGGTGAAATATTTTCTAAGCTAGCTTTAAAATGTCCCACTAATACTAAAGGAGCAATATACACAAATGATCTAATCCGGTTTAAAAAACAAACAAAAAAATATGACATGTTTCAAATAGGAGACAAAATGTATTTAGCTTATTTAAAAGAGAATCCATACCATATTGAGGTGTTAGGTATAAATGGTTACAATGACTCACCTGATATTCTAGAGTTTGTAGAAAAGTATATTGACAAAAGTCAAATGTTTGATTCAGTTATAAAAAATAAACTAGAAAACTTGTATGAGGATTTAGGTTGGGGTGTGGTTGTATTCAATAATAATATTAATAAGTTTTTCACTTTTAATTAAAGTAGGTTTGTCTACCCAAAAATTACTTATTATATTTAATTATAAATATGGTACGAGGTTGTGTAGTTATAAAATCGTAAAAATTATGGATAAAGAACAAGTAAAAAACAACGAAAAATATTCAATACCTATCTATGAAAATGGTGTTAAAACAGAATGGACCATTGATGGTTTTATTGGTGATGAAAAATATTTTGAGTTGTTGAAATATGGAAATGGTAAAGATTTACCAGATATGGTTAATGTTGGTGTTAAGAAATAATTTTTATGTTTTATAACGTAATGCAAATATGAGAAGTGGGGAATGAGACATGCAATCCGTGAAAGTTGACGAACAAGTAACGCTCTTGGGTGGTATCCAAGTTCATTTGCAGCCCGCCCCATTTCTTATATTTGATGTTATGTATCAGGTGGGGGTAATTAACTGCAATCGGTTGTGACGGATACCGACTTTAAACTAAAAACGCATTAGGCTTGGAGAAGCTGGCAACCCCCACTTGTACATAACGGTTTGCAGCTACACGCAGTTAAAAATAGCGTGGGCATCAGCAAGGGATTTTTAATTGCTTGTAGGTGCTGTTAGGCGATGACCTTTCACGAATTTAATTAGTAACAATTTAAAATAATAACACAATGACAGAACAACAACTTATTGATGAAGGCTACAAAGACGGCAAAAAGTCTTTTGATTTTTATGTAAAAGATTTTGGAGAAAATTTTAAGTTTGATAAAGTTCATAAAGCTATGACAGCACTTAATTGGTGTTGGTCATTTGGTAAAGATGAATTAGGTCAAGAACGAAAAGGAGTTCCAGATATTAATACTCTAAAAAATAGAGCATACCGTCTTTTAAAAGAGGCTTACAATGAAAACAAACAAATTTCAACTGCTGGATTTACTGCTGGTTGGGATAATGGCGAACTTTTCTTAGTGTTCAACTTGGAGGAGTGGTCGGTTTAGGGTTTCGCCTAACGGTTTGTATTGCCGAAGGGCGGATTTAGAATTACTAATGTTAAATTAATTACCAATGTCAAATAGAATTACAGAAGCTCAAAAAATGCACCAAAGCCCGCCTTTTGGCAATACTTTGTTACCGGATAGTGCCTTTACGCATCTTGGTTTATTTGAGGGAATTGGAGGGTTTTCATTAGCGGCTCATTGGATGGGTTGGAAAACTTTAGCTTGGTGCGAATGGAATGAATTTGGGCAAAGAATTTTAAAACATCACTTTCCAAATGCAGAAGGATTTGGAGATTTAACTAAAACAGATTTTACAAAATATGCAAACAGAATTGATATTCTCACAGGAGGATTTCCCTGCCAACCGTACTCTCAAGCAGGAAAAAGACTTGGAACGGAGGATGACAGACACCTCTGGCCAGAAATGCTTAGAGTTATTCGAGAGGTGGCCCCGACATACGTTGTGGGCGAAAATGTTTATGGAATCGTTAATTGGAACGGGGGATTGGTTTTCAACGAGGTGCAAACTGATTTGGAAAGTGAAGGCTACGAAGTACAGGCGTGTGTACTTCCAGCTTGTTCCGTTGGAGCTTTACACAGAAGAGATAGGACTTGGTTTATTGCCTACTCCAAACACAACGGAATTAGACGGAGGGAGCAACAGCAGAAAAGCCAACAAGAAAAGAATGGAACTATTGCCAACACCATTGACAAACGATTACAAGAGAGCAGTAGTGTCTTTAGACAAGAATACGAATTATTTATTAACGCATCAGATGACGCTTCACGAGGTATTACTGCACAATGGAGTAAAGCCAAAAGAGGTAGTGGGGATATACCAAAAGATGATGGGATTTCCGAAAGGTTGGACGGAATTACCATTTCAGAATGGAAACGAGAAAGCATAAAAGCATTTGGAAACGCTATTGTACCACAAGTCGCTTACGAAATTTTCAAATCGTTGGAGGCTGTCGATTGGCATTTCCGGTAACGTATGGTGCTTTGCGAAGGCGGGGCTTAGAAGAACAAATGTTGAATTAACCACAAAAGATAATTAGATGCAGAAAGTTGAAAATATAGACGAAACCCCCGCTTTTGCAAAGCACGTGTTACAGGAAGTACGGTCTATTAACGTGGTTTCTCTTTTCAATGGTATGGGAACTTTAAGACAAGCGTTTCATAATTTAGGAATAAAAGTAAATAACTACTATTCAAGCGAAATTAAAACCTATGCTATAAAATTGCAACAACATCATTTCCCTGATGTAATTCAAGTTGGAGATATTAGAAATTGGAGAGAATGGGATATTGATTGGAGTAGTATTGATTTTATAGGTAGTGGAAGCCCTTGTCAAGATTTAAGCAGTATCGGAAAACGTGAAGGATTAAATGGAGAAAAAAGTAGTTTGTTTTTTGCTTTTATTGATATATTAAATCATTGCAAAAGTTTAAATCCAAATGTAAAATTTTTACAAGAGAATGTAGGAAGTGCAAGTAAATTAGATGTAGGAATTATGAGTAGATTACTTGGAGTTTACCCAGCAAGATTAAATTCTGAATTAGTAGTTGCACAACAAAGAGATAGATACTATTGGAGTAATATTAAAATGCGAAAAGATTTATTTGATATGGTTACGGATATTCCAGAGCCAATGGATAGAAAAATATTGCTTAAAGATATTATTACAAGTGGCGAAGTGAAAGAATATAAACATAAGGCATTGATGCACCGAATGTATTATTCTTTTGGACACAAAGACAAACTATCTGAAAAGGCACAAAAGTATATTAGAGATAGGGAAAAGTTCGGTAATACGATAATTTACGAAGATGGATATTTGAGAATGGCAAATAAAATTGAACTTTGCCGATTGCAAGGGTTTCCTGATGATTATTGTGAAATACTGAACTTACAACAAACGGCATCATTATTAGGAGATGGATGGACACTACCAATGATAGAACACATATTGTCGTTTTATGCAGTTCCGTAGTATTTCCTGTAACTCCCAAATACACGCAATACCCTGCGT